TCCTTGCTTATACCACGGTCTTCTAGGTTTCGTCCGATACCAATAGTATCAATTCCTAGTGTATCTTTGTATACTTGTAGGCGTAGTCCCTCTGATACTATGAGTTTCTCTATTAAATCGTGTCTGTCATATTTCATGTGCCAATAGCCCCTACTATACCACAACTATATTCAACACTTTTCCAATTACCGTCTTGTGGTATTGCTTCATGTATAGCTTTGAACTCTAAACATTCAGGCTCATTTTCAAACCACTGGATAGTCTGCTTAAAACATTGACCGTCTGCGAAACAAACATTTAGAACTAACGCCCATATAATGTGAGTCATTTGTTCTCATGTCCCATCCATACAGCAAACGCCCCCGTCATCGCACCCACAACTGTCGATACAAACGCAGCTTGCTGTGTCGTTGCATCTGCACCCAGAGCCATAAACCACTGAACCACTTGATAGCTCATTATCGTCATTGATAGCAAAATTTCTCCATTGTTAATTTTGGCACGGTTTATCTCCGCTTGCTCTTTTGTAGTGTGACCATCCTTGTGCCACATCTGCACTATTTTTTACCAAAGAGTTTTGTAGCTGAACGTACGCCAAAAGAAGCGGCAACGATAACTCCCAAGGAATATTGATACCACTGAGGCATTTTGTTGAGTTGCTCAAATCCATTACGCACTACATCTTCCATACCGGGAATGAAGGCTAATATTAATGGTATGCTAAATAAAATTACTAGCCACTCATCTTTCCACGATGAATGACTTCCTTTAGCCATTTCCAAATCCCAGTCAATCTCTCCAGTAGCTTTCTTCTCCATGATGATAGCTTCTGCTTTTGCTTTTGCCACGTTTGTTGCAGCTTTAGCTTTAGTTTGTTCAACTTTTCCATCTATCCAACTTCCTGCAATATTAGCTATTGGTCCTATAAGTGCTGTCCACATTACGCACCTACTCCTCTTCTGAACCGTGCCGTTTTCTTTGATATCTTTTTAGGCTGCTTGACGAACTGCTTACCAGCACGAGTTCCTCTTCTTTTAGCACGGGTGGTAGCTGCATATTCTTGTGGCGAAAGCGCCTTGATAGCAGCGGTTGGTAAATAACGCTCACCTGTCTCTGAGGACTTTTTGCCACTCTTAGTTCTCCACTTTTGTTTTGTCCAGTTCTTTAGACTACGTTGTGATTTTGCCAGTGCCATGTTTAAGTTATACCACTATCTTACATAATTGTCAAGAGAAAAATAAGCAAGCCCACACCAACAGCCATTACTACGCCAACGCCAGCGGCAAGTTTTATACTTTCCATCATCTCCTGCTGTCGGCGTATAGCCTCTCGTCTAGCTTTAGCTTGAGCCTCTTTTAATTCTTTTATTCGTTTATTTCTTAAATCTACTATAGACTGCCACGTGCCCGGACCAAAACGAAGGTCCACCAGTGTGCGCATCTCGTTGACCTTTTCTTGCGCTATACGTGCATCTATGACTTCTTGGGCTACCGACTCTATGCCTAGCTGATCTCCTAGACCTAATCCAGATTTTCTAGCCCTTTGTTGTTGTACTTGCTTTTCACCCTCAAGCAGATTGTCTACATATTTAGCAATCTCGCCTATATCGTTGGCGGTATTAATGGTAGACTTAATACCATCTACGGCACTCTTCACCAGTGCAATACCCGCAAGGGTTTCTGCAATCATCTCTGTTCCTCTTTTGTTGGTTGATAGTCATGTATATTTTACGCTGCTAGCACGGGATTACTAGCATCTACCTGCATCCATTTAGACCACTCACTGTAGTAGTGACGCATACCTACTTCATCGTGAATTGTACTATTCTCATGTCTACCATGCAAGATGTTACGGGGTTCTGTTCCTTCTCGCATTGTAGTTCCTTGACCTGCGACACCTAACAAGTCTTCGTGTAAATTTCTACCAAACGGCCCCCATATGGAGTTATGATGTTTGATACGTGTCTGCCTCTCCTCTTCCGTGTCTTTGCGTAAGCCATAGCCACGAAACTCTATTAATACTTTGTTCGGTCCTAGTGGTGTTACACTATCACTACGATATGCACTGCCACGTAAATTAAAATTATAGCCGGGAAATAAGTCTACCATATACCATTGATTAGGTGGAAGGTTAGGGAAACTAAGTTCTCCTCTGTCTTCAAAACCATCGTACTCTTCGTAGTTAACTGTAAAGCTACTGACATTGACGTGTCCGTTATCGAATGGAATATTTTTTCTAGCAAAGTACTCATCATTAAATCCTGACACTCTGTTAAAGTAATGCATAAAGTCGTGATAAAACTCTGAGTTAGTATCGTGCCACAACTTGTAGTTCGTATCTATGATAGCTTTGTGATAGTGAAATACTTCTAGTTCTTCTGTGTCGATTGCATCTGCTATGCAGTCAAAGGCACCACATGTCCATTCTTCAACACTTTGCGTTGGATTAGGATCTAGCGTTACCCAGATCATACCACCGTGTTTTACCTCGCTATGCAGAGGAGTTTCTACTGTAGCAAAATCATAGGTAATATTTCCAGCAGGTTTACGATGGTCAATATCGTTAGTGTTATAATAAGCCTGAACATTCTCACCGTCTACGTTTATTGCTATGACTCTTTTGTCTGCAATCCTCGTAGTCCTGTAGTCACCCTTGTTTCGCATCTCACTGATGTGGCACATAGGCACCCATACTTTGGAAAATATGTTTTCTTGTTCCTGCTCATATAAAGCACGATCAGAATATATAAGAGAGTTTACATATTCTACATTAGGTTTCTTTGTCCAGCCTGTATGATTGCGAGGTGGCATTAGTTTCTGTATCCACCGCCAGCAGCTTTATATGCTTTAGCCATCATTTGAGCTTTTCTAGCACTCCACTGTCCGGGTCTACCACCCTTGCTACCAGCTTTGATTCGATTAAATATTCTTTTTCTTAGTGCGGGTTTAGTGTAGTTACCAGCTTCATTAACTCTACTTTTGCTCTTCTTTTTAGTCCCCTTCGATTTGCGAGTTTTTCTAACTGACCCACCCTTCTTGAGTTCTTGTTTTTTCTCCACGCCTTTAATTGTTCCTTTGTTGGCACTTGCATAGAAGATATCTTCACCTTTACTTCCCCCATACGTTTTTTTCATGGCAGTCTTAATTTTCTTTCCTTTTTCCGTTAGGGGCATATCTCCTTCTCCTATCTATTGGGATCGTAATATTCTTCAACAGATATTAATGCAGATATAGTTCCTGCAGTCTCCGCTGTCAATATAATCTTATCATTGCCATTTAAACTAATAAAGTTGCCATCAACTATATTAACAAATCCGTTTGCGATCACTGATAAGTCTTGTATTAGAAAATAATACGCAGATGCACTAGAGTCGTAAAACTGTGCTGTTATCTTTTTAGCTGCAGAATTATTATTGCTTAGACTTAGATGACGCACGACAGCAGCATGGTTAGCCGGGACTGTGTACAATATAGTTGCACCAGTGCCCGGTGTTACACCAATAGTCGTAAATTTAGAGCCATCTATAAGTCTAGGCATTTATTATTTCTTCTTTTTAGCCATTCCACCGCGCATCATTTTCTTTTTCATCATGCCGCCGCCGCGCATTTTCTTCTTGGCCATTTTAGCCATACCGCCGCCAGCCATCTTCTTTGGCATTACAGAACCACCGCCCCGCATCTTCTTTGCCATTTTCTTTTTACCGTGCATTGCCATTTCGTAACTTCCTTCTGTCTAATACTAGACTCTGATAAACCCATTCTGGAAACTCTTTATAGTACCCAGACTTTTCCAAACTCAAAGCTGCATCATCTAGCTTTGATAGTAATTGCACGAACACCATGCAATATTCTAACGTGTCATCAGTGACACCATCATCTACTAAAAAGTCCAGACCCGCTTCTTCAGCATCATAGTCTGGATGAAACACCATGAGGTGCATATCTATGCCAGCTATTGACATGGCTTCATTTACGCCATCACACCAGCCATCAAGATAGCCCATCTCTGGCATGTCTTCTTCTGCCCAAACAACTATATCATAGTCATGTGTAGAAAACTTTTTTATTTCCTCTGTTAGCCCGTCTAGTCCAGTGTTTATGCTAAACGTAATTTTATTGTCTAGCCATGCTTGCTTTGCATATGGACACGGTGGCAGGCCATTGAGTTTGTCGCTAGGCTTTTCAAGAAACTCATGTGACCACTTACGTATATCACGCTCTACGGGATGCACGAGTTTTTCTCTTCTGCGCTTCTATAAATCTTCTATATACAGCCGCAGCAGCCGCTTTCTTAGCGACTCTAGCTCTTTGCTCCATCGCAATAGCTGCTTGAGTTTTGTGTGCATGTGACCTCCCTGATGCTTTTATTTTACGAACAGATGCTTCTGCGTCTTTCACAGTAGCAAACTTTAGACCCTTTATTGTACCCTTTGGATCTTCATCTGTATAGAGGTCACTGTGTTTTTTTGACTTGGCAGGTTGTCCTTTTTTTCTTGGTACTCTAGGAGCCATCACGCACTTGCCTTTACTTTGCCTGCTTTTTTATTTCGTTTAAAAGATCTATTGGTAGATGCTGTTACAACTTTAGTTCTACCATTTTTATTTAATGCATTACCATCTACATGATGCACATCTTTACCATCGCCTTTGCGTACACGACCTGCTCTCATAGCACGTCTACGTGCAAGGTTGCGATTAGCACGTTTCTTTTTCACCGTAGGTTTAGAATCATATGTCTGTTCTTTTTTATAATTACGGCGAGGTTTATTTCTACCTGTGACAGCCATTATGAGTTAGGGTCAAAGCCCATATTAATTTGTACAGGGTCCGGTAGGCTTCTTACACCTTTACCTTTTGAGCCTGTAGGCATAGGCTTTAAATTATCTGTGACAGAGCCGCCATTACTGAGATACATATGTTTTTTATTATTAGCCATACCGCCCATAGCCATTTTAGCTTTCTGCTTTTTCTGTAGCATTTTCTTTTTAGACTTAGGCAATACACCTACAGTGATAGCAACTGCCATGTCCCCACCTTGAATGGCATCATAGTCAGCTATAACTTTTTTTGCTTTAGCAATTTCTGCTTTACTGTGATCTTCTGGATTACGAAGCACTTTCATTGCGTCTGAACGCTGTTCTGCTTTACTAGCCATTATTTCATTCTCCGTCTATCTACTGTGCTAAGAACAGTGCCGCCCATACGAAAGTCCATAGAACCTATGGCCTTCTTAATTACGCCACCTTTGTTTCTTTTATCTTTATCACGAGCAAAGCGTTTCGCACGTGCCTCTTGCATTTCTTTTTTAAGAGACTCCATGCCCAGTTCTTTTAGTTTACCTTGCTTACCTTCCTGTGCAGCTTTAGCTGCCGCCTTACCCGTGCCACCGTAATACTTCATCATAACGGCACGTTCTTCTGGGCCACCCACAAAAGTTGACGCATTAGGACCAAAACCTGTGTTCTTACCTGAGTCAAGCACCTTTGGCTTTACAGGCTCTTTTCTAGAAACAGGCTCTCGCTCTCTTGGTGCTTCTGGTGTGACCTTACGTGCAGTCACAGTCCCTAAGTCTACACGCTTAGTTGGCTTAGATGGTTTAGATGGTTTAGTAGCTGGTCTTCCCGGACCACCCTCTGTAGCTTTTGCAGCAAACGCTTTAGGAGTACCTGCGATATTATCTGCCTTATCTTTCATGGCTGCAACTTGCAATGCTGTTGTTGCTGTCTTCACTTTAGATCCTTCAGACCTGACACGGCTAGAACCGGGCAACGCCTTTCTACCAGAACGTGTGCCTGTTACAGTGCGCATAGTTCTAGGAGCATCCCCATCAATAACACGATCTGTGCGTGTAGCCTGTGTGCCCGGTTTCTTAACATCACGTCTGTCTCCACGTTTAGCCACCGCACTTCCAGCAGGTCTAGGTGGAGCAGCTTTAGGCTGTGTCACGGCAGATGGTGGCTTTGCCTTTTTTATCTGTGCAGCAGTAGGATTTTTAATTTGCTTTGCACCACGCATGGCTCGTACAGCGTTGATAGCTTTAGTTGCACCTTTGGCAACACGAACTATTGCACCGCCGGGTAATGCAAATAGCAATAAATTTTTAATGACATCTCCAGCAGTATCTCCACCTGCCATTTGTCTTTCTGCGCCTTTACTGCGCCTACGGGGATTCTTAGCCATGATAACTCCTTAACATTTCCAACGTCTACGTGCCTGCCTCAAACGACTGTTTGGATCTCTCGCAGCCTTTGGAAACTTTTTCATCTGTCCAGCAGATCTAGCACAAAATGATTTACGCCTCTTCGCGTCTTTACTTCCGGGTTTTACTTTACCCGTTACAGCAGTCTTTAGTTTACTACCGGGGTTCTTTCGTCTATAAGCCCTTACCCCAGCCTCAGTCATTCCCGCACCTTTTTCTGTAGGACGGAAATTCTTTTTATTACGCTTTGGCATTTTACTGCGTCTACGCTTAGGCTCTGCCATTAGGTTTGTAATTCCTCTGCAGGTGGCTCTGGCATATTAGGTGGTTCGTTAAACATTAATGTCATAGGACCACAAGATGCTGCCC